CGCTGCTCGCGCTGCTCGCGCTGCTCGGACTGCTCGGACTGCTCGGACTGCTCGGACTGCTCGGACTGCTCGCGCTGCTCGGACTGCTCGGACTGCTCGGACTGCTCGCGCTGCTCGCGCTGCTCGCGCTGCTCGCGCTGCTCGGACTGCTCGGGTCTGAAAAATGCCAGTCCGACGGAAGCCGGCAAGCTTGCGGATCATGTCGGCGCGCCGACGATCCCGCGAATCGAAAACATCCACCAGAAAATCTACGCGGCCGTATCCAAACCCGGTGCCCTCTACATGGGCGATTGGCACAAATGCAACTCAACGCATTGCCGCGGCGGGTGGGTCGTGCATCTCGCGGGAGAGGCGGGCTATGCGCTGGAGCGGTTTCACAACAGCACGCTTCTCGCGGCGCAGCTGATTTACCGCGAGAGCGGATACCCCATCAATCCGGCCCGGTTCTTCGACAGCAACGAAACTGCGATGGCCGATATGAAGCGGCTGGCTTCTGGCTGAAATGGAAGTGGGCGTATCACCATGCCGGAAGCAAAGCAGTCGCCCGAGATAGCGCTCACGCTGACCCCCGCCCGTGATGGCGGGTACGTGGTGCATACGCGTCAGAGCGAATTGGCGTTTGCCGGTTCACTGACGCAATGCCTCGAATACATGGCGCGGCACTTCGGGGGCGAAGGGAAGGTTACAAGCCATCTGAGGCCGGTACCGTGATACGTGACAGAACGGCAGCGCAGATTATTTCAGGAGTGGCCATGTCCCCAACCGAAGCTGTCAACCACGTCAAAGTCAAACTCCTGGAGACCGTCGAGGCGATGAATGATGCCGAGGCGATGAATGATGCCGCTAAACTCCGTGTGAAGGTCAAGTTCAACATCGCGACCGATGCGGTGAGCTACCAGTCGCAGCTTGCGCGGTTCGTCGCCTTTCAGGAAATGAAGGTCAACGAATGACCGACGAATCCGCGCCCAATCCCAACGCCAATAACCTCGTCGAACTCGACCGCTACGGCGATCCTGCCGCCGATCCCAAAGCCGTGCGGATGATCGAGAAGGAAAGCTACGAGCGTGTGATCGAGGGCTTGCGCATGGCGGCCGATGCGGCGATGCACTTGGCGCGAAGCGAACCGCAGTCGGTCGGGAGCTGGACCGGACTCGGAACCAAGCTCGACCTCGTGCGCCGTGGTTTCGTGCAGAAAGCCGGCATCGAGGAGGCGAGCCATCAGCGCGCGACCGAGCAGGTGTGGTCGAACCCACTGCCTTGGCGCAACGCCCGCGACCGCTTCCGCGAGGGCCTGCGCCAAGCCTCGGGCGGCTGCCGGCAGCTCGCGGTATGCTTCCGCATGGAACTCTACTATTCGCAGATGGCGAACAGTCTTGAGAGCATGCTGCGCAAACTGACGCCGGGAGCGGCGAGGAAGCCGCGGCGATTGGTGCTGCCGCCGGGGTACCATTCATGATCATGCGACTTCTCTCGGATGGAAATCCGACCGTCATTGTCCAAGACCTTGGCGTCGGCACGATCTTCGATGCGATGTTGCAGGCCCATTTGTTGATACGCATTCCGTTCGATCCTTACCGACTCAGTTATCCGGGAGCGCGCTGGGAAGTGGATATTGAAGCTCGACAGATGATGGATGTTGAGGCTCTGCGCGACCCGGAGTGTAAGATCGTTATGTTCGAGGAGCCGGCTCCGAAAAATATTCGCTGCGCGTTTCACGGTGTCGAGATCGAAGTATTGGAGGAGTAAGCAATGCTCAAGCTCCTGCGCTTCGATCTCATCCGGTGTGTCTTCGGCTTTCACGCATGGCACACCTATTGCCGCTCGAAGAACGCCGAAAGACACACCAAACGTGATTGCTGCCGCTGTGGTTTCACGCAAGAGCGGCTCTCGCCTTGGTCGCGCTGGCAGAACGAGCATATTCTTGAATATGACGTGGCGCGCTCAAGGTCGCGCCGTCGTCGATTTTGCCCGGTAGGGTCACCTACATTGAGCGACGACTGCCATGACCTTCGCCGTCATCTCCGACCCTAAGCACAAGCTCAACCTGATCGACCAGGGCGCCGATTGGGCGTTTCGCGAAGCGCTGCTGCGCGGGGCTCCGCCGCCGACCGTGCGGCCGTTGATGAAACAGGCGCTCGATCGTATTCCCAAGGCCAACGCCGCTGCCTATTCGCGCCAATACTTTGGCAAGGAACTCCCGGAAATCCTCGCCCGCTGCCAGCCGCTCATCGACGAGCTGCACGTGTTCTTTCACCAGTACCTCAAGCTGCCGGGATTTATGCAGTGGCTCAACGCCACCGGCTACGGCAACGATTATCTCATGATCAAGGCCTTTGCGGCGTGGAGCGAACTCAAGCTCGAGAAGCCGCTGCATCTGATCGTGCCCGAGCACGGGCCGGCGAGGATCGAGGGGAACGGATGACATGGCGCACGCTTGGCTCTGGAATTTTGTCGCACTAGCGACGGTCGTGTTCTGCATCGAGATGGCAAAACGCCATGGCTGAGTTGAGCCTTGCGGCAGATGATGACCGCCGCCTCTGGCGCGAGCAATTGATCAAAGAGCGCGACGCCAACCTCGCTCGCTGGAACGCGATGACGCGCGAGCAGAAAGCCCGCTATCCGGACGTGGATGCTCTCGAGCGGCGCAAGTCTCATGGCTGACGGCGACGACGATTCCTCGACCTATGCGGCGGAAGAAGCGGCCGAGACGGAAGTCAAAAAATACTTCCGCAACCTCTCGCGCAACGACGCCGAGGTGATGACGGAACTCCTCGCCAGCAAGGCCGGGCGCAACTGGTTTTATCGCAAGATGCTCTCGGGCAATCTCATGGCCTCCCCCTTCGTCAAAGGCGATGCCTACGAGACGCACGTCAATCTCGGGCGCCAGGACTTCGCCAAGGAGATGCAGGCGGAAGCGATGGCGGCGGCGCCGCGGCTCTATCTCCTGGCCATCAAGGAGGGGCAGGAGGAAGAGAGCCATCTCGACAAACTGCGTACGGCGAAGGAAGCCGACGAGCCACAGCAGCCGGATCTGGAACCGCCCGAGGGCTATCCTGGGCATGTGCCGCCGGTGAAGCCGGAGGGGACGTGATGGCAAAATGGTCTCGGTCGCGAAAGAAGGCGCACCATAAGCGTCGGATTGGCCGCGGTTTCCTTGTGCAGAAACATCCGCAGACACAGCAAATTGTCGCAATGGCGCGAACCCACAGCTTCTCGCTGGTTGCCGAGCATTTTGGCGGCGGCCTTACCAGGTGCGCCGTTGCCGGAATCGTCTGGCGAGAGAAAAACCCGGTCGAGAGCAGGATTACGAGTCGGGCCGGCCATTCCCCGAACAAGAACGGCAATGGGCACCACGGCGGCGGAAAGTACGCCGAAAATCACCTGCCACTCGGCACCCCGTCGCACCGAAGCCTGTGAATAAAGCCGCGGCGCGAAGTCTGCGCTTGCTGTTGATAAGAGAATCAGCGCGCCATGCGTCCCCATGCGGGGACTGCTCAACTCAACCTCATATTTCGCGCTGCGGACGCCGGATGGCGTCGGCGGGGGCGACAACGCGGGAGGTGCAACGGCCGGCGGCCAAAGTGGTTCCCCCCATTCGGACGCCGCCGCGCCGGCCTCTCAAGGTGCTGGCGATGCTGCTGCGGGCGCGAAGGCTGATGGTGGAACTGCCGCTGCACAGGCGGGTGGCAATGATGCTGCTGCAGGCGAGGCCGCTTCCGCTACAGGCGACGCCGCGGTTGGCGATGCCAAAGCGACAGCGGTTCCCGCGAAGGATGCCGCTCCTGCCTCCGAATCTCACGCCCCCTCGCTGATCGAGGCCGCCAAAGGCAAGGAAGCCGCCGCCGATGGCGCGGCCAAGCCCGCCGAAGGCGAAAAGCCCACACCCGAGACACCGGCGAAAGCCGAGACCGAATCCAAACCTGCCGAGCCAGGCAAGGAAGCCGCCAAGGAACCGAGCGCGCAGACCGGCGCCGGAGAAGCCAAAGCGGCCGATGCAGCCCCGGAAGTGAAGCCTCCGGAGCCCGTGAAGTACGACGCGTTCAAAGTGCCCGAGACGGTCAAGCTCGAGGAAAGCCGGCTCAAAGCGTTCACCGACATCGTCGGACCCGCCCAGGTCAAGCAAGACACCGCGCAAGCCCTGATGGACTTGCACGTTGGCGAGATCACCAACGCGTTCAAACTCGCCGAGCAGAGCCAGCGCGACTATTGGGCAAAGCAGATCGATACCTGGAAGACGCAGACCCGCAACGACACCGAGATCGGCGGCAACCGGCTCGAGACATCGCTCTCGATCGCCAAGGCCGTGGTCGAGGAATACGGCGGGTCGAAAGAGCAGCAGGCCGAGCTGTGGCAGCACATCTCGGAAACGCGCGGCAACGGCATGGGCAACTACGTCGGATTCATCCGGCTCATGCACAACATCGGCGTTGCTCTCAACGTGTTCGAGGATTCGATTGTGCCAGCGGCGAGTGCTCCCGCCAAACGCAGCAATGAGCCGGGCCAGCGCGGCTGGTACGGCGGCGAAAGGCGGGCGAGCGCGGGATAAGCCCCGCGAGGTTTTCTTCTCATCTCAAAACCCACGAAAGGGCTTCACCGTGGCATTCCTCACTCTCTACGACATCGGCCGGCGCCTCGATCCAGACGGCAAGGTCGCCGACATGGCCGAACTCCTCTCGCAGTGCAACGAGATGGTCGACGACGTGCCGATGGTCGAGGCCAACGGGCTCACCTCGCACGTGACGACGCTGCGCACCGCGCTCCCCAAGGGCACCTACATCCGCTACTACCAGGGGACGAATTACTCGAAGTCCAACGCCGCCCAGGTCGAATTCGGCATGTCGCTCTTGCGCGACTATTCGCAGATCGACAAGCGGCTCGCCTCGCTGGGCGGCAACGAGAATGCCATCCGTGAGAAGGAAGACATCGCCCACATGGAGGGCTTGAGCCAGCAGCAGGCGACGACGCTGGTCTACGGCAACACCTGGACCACGCCCGAGCAGTTCACCGGCTTTAGTCCGCTCTTCAACACAGTGACCCAGGCGACCGCGCAGAACGCCGTCAACGTGTTCGACTGCGGCGGCACCGGTTCATCGAACGCCTCGATCTGGCTCATCGGCTGGGGCGAATCGACCGCCTACGGCATCTACCCGAAAGGATCGAAGGGCGGCCTCGTCTTTGAAGACAAGATGGATGTCGTCCCGGGTTTCGACTCCAACAACCTGCGCTTCGAAGCCTATACGTCGCTGTTCGAATGGCAGCTCGGTCTCGTGGTCGAGGACTGGCGCTATATCGTGCGCCTGTGCAACATCGACACGACGACGGCGGGCCTGCTCGGCGCCACCCCGCCCGATCTCTTCGCCATCCTCGCCCGCGCCATCGTGCGGCTGCCCACCGCCGGCCGCATGGTCTCCGGCATTACCAAGACCGACGCGCCCGACAAGATGAACCCGGCGGTGCGGTTGAAACTCTACACCGACCGCACCGTGCGCGCCGCCCTCGACGTGCAGGCGATCCGCGACAAAAACGTGCTGCTCTCGCCGACCGACTACGCCGGGCGCCCAATCGTCAACTGGCGCAACGTGCCGATCGGCGTGCACGATGCGCAGCTCAACACGGAGGCCCGCGTCGTCTGACGGCGCGGTGACCTGACCCAAGGACACGAAAGGACACTCCGATGTTGATGGACAAGCAAATCCAGTTTTCCAACGCCCAGGCGATCACCGCCTCGGCGGTGTCGACCAACACGCTCGATCTGCTCACCGGGCAAAGTCTGCTCTCCTCCGGTGCCTATACCTCGCAGGCCGCATCCAACACGGTCATCGGCAACGCCTCGACCTTCGGCGAGGATATCGGGCTCGGCCGCGGCAAGGGGACGCCGGTCGTGCTGGTGACCACGGGCGCTGCCTTCCTCACGCTGACCTCGCTGCAAATTCAGTTTCGCGGCGCGCCCGACAATTCCTCGGGCACCATCGGCGGCTTGAGTTTTGCGGTCTACATCCAGACCGACGCCATCGCGTTGGCGCTGTTAACCGCCAACACCCGTATCGCCGTGTTCGATTGGCCGACGCGGAAGATCGGCCAGGCAATGCCGCGGTTCGTCCAGCTCAACTACGTCGTCGCCGGAGCCAACGCGACGGCCGGCACCGTCACCGCCGACGTGGGGCTTGGCAGCGACTCCGCCAACGCCACGCTCGGACAGTATCCATCGAACTACTAGGATTCACCAGAGAGAGGCTCGGTACGTCCCGCAAGGACCCCGGTGGGCGGTTGTAGGGCCGCCCCGAAGTGAG